CTTTTATATGTTTGTCACTTCTCAATCACATCGATGAGAACATCTAATGTGGCTATTACCCCACGTCTTAAGATAATTCTTACAAATCAATTATATAAAATTAATTCACAGTTTAAAAATAGTGTCATTTTCGTCATTTCTGTCATTTTTGTCACTTTTGTCATTTCTGTCATTTTCGTCATTTATGTCACTGTAATAGATAGATTTTTTCTGCCAACTCATCACGTCGCGCTAAGAAATTGTTTTTATTCAATTTAGAGTTAGGCATCTTCTTGATAATTGCATCCCTGTTATAACCTTTCTTTAACAACTCTAAGAAACAAAAGTCAACGTGTCCCAATCTCTGTTGTGATTGATTTATAAACTCGACTTCTTTTAACATCTGCGCATACCTTTTATTTGCTCTCTCAAGCCTCACAACAACATCTTCAACCTTGCTTGATTTTTCCCCTTGTGGTTTTGGTAACGTCGCTTGTATGCCATACTGTGCGATTGAGTTGCTATCATATTCCGGTATTACATCAGCTAATACATTACACTTCATTTTATGTGTGCCTATCATATTAACAATTGCTTCTTTGCTATACATCTACTCCGACACCTCCACCCTCATCAAATCTGACTGATCGCTCAACTTTGCAAAATCACTCGGCGCCTCTACATCATCATTAGCCGTCATCATAATATATACTTGCTCAGTTACATACTTACCTAACTCATACATTGCTAGTAAGAATAATAATCTTAGTATTTGTTTAACCATTATTGTCATCTCCTGTATCAATTAAGGTAGACACTTGTCTTAACATATTCTTTAATTGATGTTCGTTTAGACTAGCCATCATAGGACTATAAAATCCACTGTCTTCATCATTAACAGCTTTAATAAAATAATCTTCAATCTTAGCTTTTTCTTCTGGGGTTCCATTTTTATATGTCTTGAATACTTCAGTGTACTTTTCTGGTAACTTCATTTTAGGTATATTAAACATCGTCTACCTCCTCAACATTAATCCCAACTATATATCCTTTGTTCAATACAAGCTCTCTGCCATAATCTTTTTCTATCGTTAAATAATCATCATCATTTCTAAAATCATCCAAAACAAATACTATTTCGTTAAATAATTCATCTTCATGTAATATTAAACTACTACCGCCATGTAATAAAATTCTCAACTGATTCATTTCCCACACTTCCTTATATTTTCAAATAACTGACTCACTTTAATAATTGCATCTCTTTTAACTTGTGCCTCGTACTTCTCTTTCGCTTCTTCTTTACTCTCTGCCTCAACAACTGTAAACCTTTGATTGCTATTAGCTTTAGTTATGTGTGTATGCTTGCGTCCTGTTGAATCTTTGAATGTTGTGACTAAGTATTGTGTCACTTCCCCAAAACCTCCTTGACTCGATCTAAGATGTCTTTACACGTATCCTTTTCCTGCGTCTGCTGTTCCATCTTGTCTTTCGTGGTTCCTTTTCATTTTCTTTTTGTATGCGTCAATGAGTTGATCGATAGTGTAGTAGTTGTTCGCTAATGCAAACGGTAAAAATAAGTTGCTACTATATGGACTTTCATACATTTCATCTATAGTTGACATAAATTCATCTACTACATCACTATCGTTAAAATCGATTTCAACTCGTTCTATATAGTCGTTAAAATCTCCGTCATCTAAATAACCCAAAATTTCTTCCATGTTATCTGCTTGTTGATTAGCAATACTCAATCCAAACGCTAACATGTCTGCTAACTCGTCTAGCTGTACGTCTAACGGTTTACCTGGTTTCTTCTTCCAATTCTTGAACGTTTCCAATGTGTTAAACCATTCAAAGAATTCAACCACATACGCAATCTTGCTATCTCGTAAATTTAGTGTTGGTATTCTATCGTCAAAGTCCTTTTGTATTTGTAATAACTCTTGTAACTGATCAATTGTTAATGTGTTAGTCATTTTCCTGCTCCTCCTCATATTTATAGACCACTTGCCCCGTCATAATCCCTACTGCTTCATCAAGACCAATATCTTCTTTGATTGCATCTTGCATAGCATTAGGTAAACCCTCAAGTATTTCATCAAACGCTTGCGCTTTCTTATACACATCCTCAATCTCTTTTAATAATCCCTCTGTGTCATTGCCGTTATACGCGCTAGCACTAATAACTGATTGTTCGATTTGTTCGCGGTTATTCATTTGCGTCTTCCTCCATAAAAATTTTATTGTTTAATTCCATTCCAAATTTAACTCTTTCATCATCTTTGCCGAATTCGTTTATTAAATCTGTTTCAACGCTCTTACAATACCTATCCCATGTGCTCGCTTTCTTCTCTAGATCTTTGTTACGTTCTCTTAACTTACCTATATCCGCGATAAGCTCATCTCGTTGCTTCTTGTACTCATCACGTTGTTTTCTCATCTTCTTCAACCTAGCTTCCATTACACCTAGTTGGAACCCTGTTTCATAGTTCATTCTATCTCCTCCAGTAACTCCGGATTTTCAAACTTATTGCCTAAGTATTCAATGGCTGGCATTTCACGAACTTCTTCAGCATCAAAAGCTCTCAATAGCTGTACGTCACCAATCATAGTACCAATAGCGTTTCGAGTGACTACACCTGTAACATCTAAATAAATGTATGTTTTATCCCGTTCGATGCCCCAAAGTTTCGTTGATACGACTTTTAATATATCGCCCTCGTATAATTCTCTTCCCCACAGATTTATACCAATTGACTGCATAAGTTCTACATCTGCCATTTTCTCAGTCTTTATAAACTCCTTTATAACCTTGCCGTATTCATTTTCTTTAGTTGAATAACTAACTTCGCTATTGTGAAGATCTAACGCCACAACCTCACACATCTTTTTTTGTTTCGGTGTCCCATACTCGATATTTCGGCATCATTCTACTACCTCCACTTTTTCGACCTCTATGCTTGCAGTTTCGAATGGGAGCTTTTTACGAATCAGTTTTAATACCATATTCGTAGCTTCTTTCTCATTCGTACTTTGCACATAATAATGCTTTTTTAATTTATAATCACATTTAGATGCTAAGAACTTGATACAAAGACTTACTTTATAGGTTTGCATCATTCTACCAACTCCCCATCTTTCCAAATCAATGTCATCGTCATGTCATCGTTTAAGATGTAGAATGCTTTGGTAGGAAAAATATTGTCGTCTTCAAAACGTTCGTTCAAACTGATACCTTTGTGTAATGCGGATTTATAGACTCCTTCTTGAATCTCGTACACCTCAAACAACCTATCAAACTTAGTCTCTTCTGTGATTTCCTCTTCCACTTCGACTTCGAAAGGAGCATCAAGTGGCACACAGACTGATGTCGTACACTCATTTGTGTCCTTTTGAAAACGAACGATGCCATCGCCGTTACCTGTTGTAAAAAAATTTTTGCCCTGTGATAACTCCGGATTTTCTCGCGCCCACTTAATTAATTCATCTAGTCTCATTTCTTTTTTAACTTTGATTTTCATTTTTATATCTCCTCTTGAATAGTAAATTTATCGTTAATTGATACGTATCCAGACACATTACATAAGATGCTATCAACATGAAAAGTCACACAACAGTTGCGTTCAACATCATTTGAATAGAATCTTTTATTACCTGATAACTTGGGGTTATCCCAAGCCCATTGGATAAGTTCAGGCAAGTTCACTTCTTTTTCAATTTTGATTTTCATCATTTCCAACTCCTTAAAATAAAGTTAGTTGCTTCTGTTCCTCATATTCCAAACCATATTGCTTTATATATATTTCGAACTCTTCGGCTGTATCAAATGTCTTTTTCACACCTTGCCAACCTGGTACGATATGCCCATGAAAGTAATAAGTGCCGTTTACTACATGGATATGAGCCACTCGTTCGTTATCCTGATACAGATATCTCTTAGATCCGAAAAATTGGTTTAAGTATTCTTTGCGTGCGTTATCGGTTTTAGGCATTTATACTTCCTGCCACTTCTTGAACATTTGGTTATAAGTGACATCGAACCAGTACGGATCACGTGAATGTTTTTGAGGCACATTAAACAAATGTGGCTTCTTTCTTCTTAGCTCGGCCTCTTTGCGTCGTTGCCTAGCCATTGCGCGTTCTTTGCTCTCTCGTTCCATAATTTTGGACAACACGATTTCTTTATACTCAGCTAAGCGCATGCCATAAGGTGCGTTTAATGCTTCTAACAACGCCCAGCCACCACGTACTCTTTTTGCAACCATTCCTGGAGTTAAACCATTCTTTTTTATCAATTCATTTTCATGTTCGGTAAATTTATATGGTTTACCGTTAATCTTTACGATACTCATTTATTCCACCTCTATATATGCGTGTCTTATTGTTATGCTGTCATACTCTAGTATTTCGTCCGGATTGTTATATAAGTAATCTGCCAGCGCTTCTTTTTCTTTATCCACATCATCGAAATGATGATATTCAACTTCTGTAGGTATTCTTATATCAATCGTTGCATTTATATATGCTTGTTGTTGCATTAAATCACTTCATTTCTCTTTTTCTTTTACGTCTGACTTTCACTAAGTCCTCATATACCATCCATTCTTGACCTGTGTATTTAGGTGCTTTACATATCCACGTTAAATTCACATCTCTATACTGATATCTGAATATCTTCGCTTTGATGTTGGCAACTTCAGTCGCCTTACCTTTAACGTCTATAACTTCAACCAGTTTTCCTTCCTTCCACAAAGAGAAATCGGCTATATACGTAATCGGTCTTTGTTTCCCGAATTTAGGTTGTAATTCAAATTTCGGTTGTATTTCGATACGATCATAGTTAGTGCCATTCATATTACTTTCTAAATATTGGTAATATTCACACTCTACTTTGCTATCAAATACAATTCCTTTGTACTCAACTTTCTTAGCGTTGTATTTACTCATTGTGCCACCTCTAAATATCAAATATCGTTGCTTGTAATCCTAGCTCTTGCTCATATAGAAGCCCGTGAGCGCCTTTAAATCGTTTTAGGTCACTATCAGTCATAATTTTCTTTTCGTCGCTGAAATGGGCTCCTGTGAGCGAATAAACTTCATTTACGTTGTCTTTATACTTGATGACCTTAATATCTTCTGTGCCATCTTCTCGGTATAAGTAATATTTTTCTTTCGGCATTTTTAACACTCCTTAATATTCGACGATAGCGGGGCGTGTATGACGTTCTGCAAGTTTTTGGATAAATAGGTCGTACAACCTATTTTCATCGCCCTGCGCCTCGTCTATGAGTTTCTGAGCGTACATATCTGAACACTCAAGTTTAGTTTTTAAAAATTCTTTGGTAATCATAGTTTTAAACCTCTAGTTCTGTAATCTTGACCGTCCATCTTGATTAGTGTTGTATTGCTCATGATTCTGCTGAATATACGTTGTAAGTCTTTGTTTTTTGTCATTTCTTTCTCATCTAAGTTAGTAGTAAAGATGTTGTGTTTGCCTATCCTACTTTCAATAAGCTCGAACATCTTGCTAGTAGCGAATTCATTCATGTTGATACCGTAATCATCGAATACCATCAAATCGACATCACTTATAATTTGAGCCAATTCCTGTTCGGTCATAGCAGTTTGGTTGTTATAAGTGTTTTTAATTGTTGATATCAATTGAGGTACGTTCATATATAACACTGTGTAGCCTTTAGCTTTAACTGATTTAACAATACTCATTGATAAGTGTGATTTACCTGTACCGAATGAACCTTGGATTAGTAGCGATTGTTTATTGTCTAACGTGAAATTGTTTGCGTAACGTTCGCATAAGTTTTTTGCATACACTAGTTGTTCATTAGTCGGATTGTAATTATCAAACGTTGCTTTCGTTAGATCTTCGTTCATTATCGATTGCTTGAATATGCGTTCTGCTTTTCTCCGCCTGTTTCTCTTGTGATAGTTTTCAGTTGATTGTTTGGCATACTCTATCATTTCGCAGTCACAACCATGTTTGAATTCTGAACCGTCATCAAATTTGTAATAGTCGTACTTACGTCCACAGTTCTCACATTTCAAATCAAACGCTTGTTCAATGATTTGCTTTTTTAAAGTTGGTTTCTTTGCTAAGTTCTGGAATGACTCCACTTTCTCACTCCTTTAAAATGGTAAATTTTCTATACTTGATTGTGATGCACGCTGGAATGCATCTACATATTGATTAGATTCGTTATTAATTTTCGCTGTTTGGTTTTTATAATTATCAAAGTTTCCACTAAATAACGTTTTAGGTCGCAAATACTCATCCATTTTCGGATTACCTTTCCATTGAGCAGTCATGTTATCAATTACTGTAAAGAAATCTTCTTTTGAATTATCTTCATTAAATCTAGCTTGTATCAGTTTTTGATTAGCTTTAGATTTATGACTAAACTTCTTGCCGGTCTTTTCGTTTAGATAATCAATAATCTCTTTGTATGGGATGCGTGTCGGGTTGCCCGACAATATATCTATTCTATTTATATTGTTATTACTTGTATTATTAATACTTGTAATATTCTCTTTGACATTTGCGTCAATAGGGGTATTGACAGAATTATCAATAGGGGTATTGATTTTTGCGTCAATAGGTATTGACGTTTGCGTCAAGGGGTACATCTTCCTTTGTTTAACTTCATTACCTTCTTTGATAATTTCGATTTTTAGATAACCAAAGTTGGTAAGGTTCGAAATTCTACGAGATATAGTTTCCTTAACAACGTTGTATAAAGTTGCAAAGTAACCATTACTTGCTGTGCAGTATCCGTATTTGTTACTTAAAGATGTTATTTCTGCAAAAAGTAACTTTTCGCTGTCAGTAAGTCGGTTATCGTATCTGACATTTGCTGTAATTATTGAGTAGTAACTTGGTTGGTCAGTCATGTTGATTCTCCTTTCTGGTATAATTTTGTTATCGCTACTGCGTTAGATTGGGGGTGAATAATTATGGATCCTATTTTAGGTAAAGGTATTGATAAAATTATTCAAGGTGCTGCAGATGGACCTATCAAAACATTAAATTCTACTTGGGATTTAATTTTTGGTGGATATCATAACTGGGTTGCTAAAATACAATATAAACGAGAATTAGACTTGACTGACTTTAAAGCTAATATTGAATCTAAGGTAAAAAAGATACCTGATAATAATCTACAAGAACCTGAACTTTCAATAATTGGACCCGCTATTGAAAGTTCTAAATTTTATATTAGCGAAAGAGTAATAAGAGATCTTTTCTCTAATTTAATTGCATCTGCAATGGACAATCGCAAAACAAATGACGTACATCACTCTTTTGTTGAGCTTATTAAACAAATGTCACCTAAAGATGCAATATTGTTTAAATTTCTATGCAATCAAAAAGTTATTCCGGCTGTAAGATACAAATATATACGAGACAATAGTAAGGCAGGCGACTTTTTGTCAGATAGTATTATTTCTAATTCACCAATCGATTTAAATTCAACAGAAATTTCATTAAATAATTTAGAAAGAATTGGTTTATTAAAAATTGACATAGGTCTAAATTCTTATACTAATGAAAATCTTTATGAAAGTTTTGATGATCCCAAAATAATCAATAATTATATTCAAAAATATGAAAAAGAAACTTACAAAAAAGTTCGTGATGTTTTTAATATGATTAATCATTTTGGTATAGAAAATATATCTCGTTACTATAATTTATCTATCAATGAAGTTTATACAATTGTAAAACCTGCCTGTATTGAGTATGACAAGGGGTACATTGAAATTACCTCTTTTGGCAAAGCATTTGCCAAATGTTGTTTTTAATATCTAGAAAATGGTTTTCCTACAGCTTTTTTATAATTTCTAACATTCCTAATCTCTTCCGCCAAGATGACGATTAGGAGTGCTATTTTTATTACTCTTAGTCTATTCATTCATTTTTCTCTCCTTTCAACATTTTATTGAGCCTCTCATCAACTTTTATCCACGAGTCATGCAAGTGGTATTTATCATCAAACGACTTAACGCCAATCGCATGTTGCTCGTTGTGATGTTCGCGACATAACGCTAATACATGTTTGTCGTAGTGATTCATCTTATTTCTGTTCATACCTCTACCGACTGCTTCGTAATGTGCTAGGTCAGCGTGAGGCTTTCCGCATATAATGCAATGACGCGTAACAGTTGCCCAATAAAGATAATTTTTTTCTTCTTTCATCAATTTGCTTGTTTTATAATTTAATGGAATCGCATTTGTAAAAATCCACTCAAACATCGCTTCTATAATTTGCTTGGCTATAGTTCGAGAACAATTTGATAAAGATATGCGTTCTTCATAGCCATACAGAAACTTCACATAATCTTGGAACATTTGTCTCATATAATCTCGAGGCTGTCCTGTATGAGCTTCTATATCGTTACACAATGCGAATATCAATTTGCGTTGTTGTCCAGTGATAGAATTCGGATCTATCACTGAACAATCAACATCAATTGGCTGGTTCAAATCTAGCAACGTTAGCGCTTCATCTGGTATCTCTACACCGGTAACAACTACATCATATAAACCATTGTTATTTTGTTGGTATTTGATGATTTGTGCCACTTAATCACACCCTAGAAAGGCAAATCGTCATCAGATATATCAATAGAATTATTAGTATTTTCAAACGGATTATTATTCACATTAGAGTTGTTAGAACTCTCATTGTTATCATTTTTTTCGTTTTCTTTAATTCCAACTTTTTCATAAACTGCTGTACCTTCAAATTTCCAAAATCTTTTTAATACTGTATTCCATTTATCTTTATAATCATTATATTTTCGTTCTAACTCAATATTGATTGGTTTACCGATTACATCTCGTTCAGTAAAATTAAATTGACCATTATTGTCATCAATGCCTATTGCCTTCAAGAATGTGTATAACCAGTTTTTGGCGAAGTCGTTTGAAGTATCGCCGTTTGCATAATGAGTGAATTCTCCTTCTTCTTTATGAATAAACGTGATTACAAATTGTGGATGTCCATTCTTAGACTCTTTAGATTCGAAGTTTTTAACTTTCACACTGTATTGTCCTGGTTGCATGTAGTTACCTAATTCTTGTGCGCCTTGTAAGTTTAAATTGAAGTTCATAATTAATTACCGTCCTTTTTAGTTTTTTATTAGTTTCCGTTTTGTGCCATATCTATAATTTTTGAAATTGAAGCATTTTTAATACCTGGATTATTGATTGTTATTTGCGGATTATGCCTAACTTTAGTTGTATATAAATTAGAAGGTTCTACAGAAAACACATAATCGTGTGTCGCATTTCCGTTCTCATCTGTATGATCTTTTATAAATGTGTGTCCTATAATGTCGAACTGAGTTACTAAGTTGTTGTGTATTGCCGGTTGTACTTCAATTGATATTCTAGGGTTAATAATTTTTCCGTTCTCATCTTTATCTTCTGAGTTAAGCCCTTCATGTCCTGTAAGCACAACGTGAAATCCGAGCTTATCTTTAACCTTTAATAGGTGCCTAATCGAGTTAACAATTAATTTAGATGCTTCCCCATAATCTTGAATTCTTGCTTTTTTGACTTGGTGCGTGTTCATCACATGAGTCAGCGTTATATCTCTTAACTTTTGTGCTGTTTCAATTACAACCACATCAAGTAACTTTCCTCTTTGTCTAGCTGTATTTACAATCGATTCAATACTCGCAATTGTGTTTCTAAAAGCAATGTAATTGTCGACTCTCTTCACAAAACCTTGTCGCGTTACTTGAGTACCATCTTCGTGAATATCGATAATAAAAGCGTTGTTTTCTCTAGTAGCTAAAGTCGTCTTGCCGGTTCCTGATTTGCCATATACCATAATTGAATAATAGTTCTGAGTATCTTCGTTAATTTCTTCAATACCTAGTTCTTGTAAAATGTCTTGTTCCTCACTCATCACTTAATCACCAAACTTTCCGTTACCTTTAATTCAGCGCCCGGAATATCTTTGCCAGCTTTCAAATCATCGATTAGTTGCTTAGAATTAAGCTTTGGCGCTTGTGATAGCCAATAATCCTTTGGAATAAGTTTTTCATCGATAATATTTTTACTAGCCCCGTTTTTGCGCTTGTAAATGTGATTAGTAGCTGTGCGGTAACTATCTACTTCCTGTGTTTCTAACATCTCTTTTAAGTGATCTCTTAATCGATCAGTTAAATTTTGTTTTTGTTTCTTTAAATTTTGAAGTCGCTTAATCTCTTTATCTATGACATCTATGTCACCTAAAGTTTCACGTCTCCAATTGACAATGTTATCTACTTTGACATTCATTTCTGCTTGAATAGAATCTAATGTGTCTTTTAATAATGTTTGATCTAATTCATCTTGATTAGACAACTCTTTAAATGCTTCTGATAACTCATATAGATTAGCCATCGCTTAACGCCTCCCCTGCAATCATCTTTTTAGCTTTCTCGTATCTAGCCAATATTGTGTTATCGTCATCTACATTGTTGTGCATATTTATTGATGCGACTTTTCCTAAATAGTCATCGCTGTAGTGCCAGACCCATATAACGTTGTACTTATAATCAACTTGATAAGAAGTGCTTTGTACACGTTCTATTAAGTCAATTGCCATTCGTTTAAATTTATGTGTTTTCATATCGCACCTACCATTTCATGACTAAGTTAATTAGTCTGTCATAATCATCTGCGTTTTCTTCAATCCATTCGTAAATAGATTGATTCAATATGTCTAATGCTGTGTATAGATCGTTCTCATTAGTTATGTTTATGCCGTCGATAAACTTATCTTCTAAATCTAAGATATTCACCAGAATGCTGTGGTCCTTCTTCTTAACTGCTAATTTAAAATCAAATCCGTCTACATTAATTACCTTTTGACATACCTCGCCTATTTCGTAATACATCTTGACTTCCTCCGTTTTTCGTTTTATATTGAACTTGAATTTTATTTCCTGAATATTTGATACTGTTACTCATTGCCGTGAGTAGCAGTTTTTTTATTCTTCATAAAAGTATTCCTTATAAAATATGAATGTCGCTATGCTTGCGAATCCTGCAATCGACCATGCTGTAGTGAAGTACAGCAATGGCATAAGCACAATTGCTAAGACTGTGAAGCATAATACTGCTACTAGGTAGCTTTTATAAATGTTGCTCATTTAATATCCTCCTAATACCATTTTTTATGCTTTCTGATCAAATACTCTTCCAATTTAGAAATATTAATCAGAGTGCCTGTTGGTGAATAATCAATGTATAAATTTTCTACACCTAAATTATCTTTGCGGTAATATTTCAACCAGTTGTATACTGTACTTCTACATACTCCAAACAATTGATGGATTTGTGTAGGTGTTGCGTATAACTTTTTCACAAATTTTTCTTCGCCTCTATATGTGTTTTCTGGTGTTGGTGGTACTATGATTTTTGGCATTTCTATCTTTCCTTTCGTGTATAATGTTGTTATTTGCTAATAGTTTGTTCGGCGAACTTCAAAAGGCGACGAGCAGATTCAGTAGAATTTTCAGCATCTTTCGGTATGGTTAAAGATTTGTTGTTTAGATAGTCACTCAACGCCCTGCTACTAATCACAGGTTTTCTAGTGTGCTTCTCAATCTTCCAAACCTTCCACGTCACAACTGCCATTGTGATGAGGAGGGTTGTTTTGTATAGTGCGTTCATTTGTAATTCCTCCTATTAAGTTGTTTGTTTTTCTCCTAAAAACTTGTTAACAAAGTATTGTTGTCCTTTACCTGTTACTTTTGGCGTCTTACTAATTGATGTGTGACCGTCCGAATGTGTGATTGATGTTTCTTTAATTTCGAATAACTCACGTTCCATTGAATACTGTGTAGGCATGTTATAATCCACACCCTTGCGTTTAATAAGGAATCCGTTTTGACGTAACCACTCAAACAATCTGCGTTGCCCGATGTTTATACCGTTTTGTTTAATGATCTTTGCTAACTCTCCAACTAAAATTGATGTCTTAGTAGTAGCTACTGCATCTGCAAATACAATTTTTGGTTTATCACGTTCAATCTTTGTTTCTAATTGATTGATTGTGTTGTTAGCAATTTTTAAAGCACGTTGCATAATCATTTCTGGGCTGTTCCATGCTTTTTCAACTTGGATGAAATATTGTCTTGCACGTTTACCGGGTTCACTACGTTGAATCATTGCGATTTCTTTTGCAGTGTCTAGTGTGAGTGCGTGGTCTAAATAATTAATAGCGTTACCTTGAGCTGTTACTCTTTTTTGAGTAAGAGCTGTATAATCAATATTTTCTTCAAAGCCATAATTAATCATTCTTTCAAACCAATCGTTATATCTTGTCTTAACCTCTAATGCTTGATGAAGTTCTCGACCGCTGATTGCGATTTCTCCATTTTCTTTTTCTTGTATGTTGAACATTTCGCCTATGTTCGA